AAGAATCTGACGATCAACGCCACGGGGACCGGCAACACCGACGTTGGCCTGGCGTTCTACACGACCTACGGCTTCACCGGCGAGAACCTGACCGTCACCGGCGCGTTTGATGGTCTGCAAGGCTACAACGCCTTTCACCCGACGCTCATCCGGGTGAAGGTGACCGGCATGTACGACGCGGTGAACGTCGGCAACACGCCCGGCACCGTTTGCCGCTTCTGCGAATTCATCTCGACCGCCGACTACTCGCCGAATGTTGACGACTTCCGCGCCTTCCATGCGATCGACGGCAACGCCGACCCGAATCTGGCCACGACCTTTGGCGTGCTCGACAACTGCACGTTCCGCACGAAGAGAACGAACAGCGGCTCGGGCAATGGCACTGGCGGCTGCCACCTATCGGGAAGCTGGTTGCTGATCAACCCGAAGATTTACGTTGAAGCAACGCACGCCAGCCATTCGGGGCGTGTCTTCGGCATCGACGACAACCCGCAGGCGGGCAACATCCATGTCATCGGCGGCTTCATCAACACGATCTCCGCCGGCTCCGGCCCCGTTTACGATGCGATGACGAGCGTGGCCGGCAGCACGATTCGGATGGAGGGCTGCAACTACAGCGAGGCGAAGACCACCGGCAATGTGGCGAACGTGGCGCCGACTGCGGCGCTGGTGAATACAGCGGTGGAGGGCGGAACGGTGGGCACGAACGCCTCAACCGCAGCAACTCAAGCCTCGGCTGCGAACACCGTGGTTAGCAGCGGCACGCATGGCAACGCGGCGCTCAAGGCGCTGGTAGACGCCAAGGCGAGTCAGGCGAGCGTGGACACCAAGCCCACTGCGGCGCAGATCACTTCGGCCATTGAAGAATTGGCCAGCTACATCGCAATTGGCGCGAACGCGACCGGCGCTGCCACCTTCGCTGAGGCGGCGGCAGGCGATGCGAATACTGCAGCCACGCAAACCACCCCGGAGGCGATTCAAGCTGTGGTTGAAGGGGCAGCGCCACCTGAGCCCTTCTTTGAGAACGCGCCTAGCGGGGGAGAGGGAGGCGACCCAGTAGCAGCCGACGTAGTGGACGACAGCCGGACTTGGTTCGCTACTGAGTACCGAGCAAGGAACATCATCAGCGTGGCCGCGCCATTCGAGGGAACGCTGGCCCTGAAGCCTGACCTCAACCCAGGCACCACGATCAAGGAAACAGATAGCGTCACGATCGTTGGCCCGGAAGTAGACGAGGAGCCGCTTGAGCCAGTTGCAACCACGTTCACAGTGAACCGAGCGAAAGACAGAGCCCACTGCAACGTGCCAGAGCTAACAGTTCCCGGCAACTACGACTTTACTTGGACGGTTGAGACAGTTGATGGGCAGGTGTTGACTACTACTGGGACGCTGAAGGTGCATTGATGAAAGTTGTATGCGTGACAGCGTTCTCCGAAGGATGGTCCTACGTCTACGTATCAAGGGATGGACGAAGCTATCGCCTGGCAGGGATGTGGCATGACGAGGCGACCGATGGCGAGAAGCAATTGCTGTTGGATGGGGCTAAGTGATGGCCAACGCACCACTAACCAAGTGCACAGCACCAGGATGCAGAACGCTGGTGCGTGGGCAGAGTCGGTGTGAGAAGCATGCAACTAAGCCGACGTGGACTAGGAGCAAGGCGAGCGCGTCATACCAGTGGATGTATCAGACGCCACAGTGGAAGGCGCGAGCGGCAATGCAAAGGAAGCTGCATCCACTGTGTGCGGAGTGCTTGAGAAACGGACGAACGAAAGCAATGCAGTGTGCAGATCATGTTGTTCCGCATAAGGGGAATGAGCAACTGTTCTTCTACGGTGAACTTCAGTCGCTTTGCAATGACTGCCATCGGGTAAAAACTCGGCGAGGGGAATAAGGATGACAATTACGACGGAATGCAAGTGCTGTGGGAAGGAGTTCTCGTGGGAGCGAGTGCCAGGCGTTCGTGGCCGTATGCGACGCCACTGCTCAACGAAATGCGCTGCGGCGTGGGCGTCTAAAAACAGGCCGCCTCGCATGGGTGTGATCCATCTTCGTGAATGCAAGGTGTGCGAGAAGGCGTTTTCCACCAAGCTGCTTCAGCACGTCACATGCTCACCAGAGTGCCGGCGAAAGTGGAACGCCTATAAGCAGCGGCAGCGAACAAATAAGCCACTAGGTCATGCCGCGTGCGAGCAATGCGGACGGCAGTTTGGCGTAACGATCAATAAGAAGCGATTCTGCAGCCATGAGTGCAAGGGGGCGAATAACATCGCTCGCCGCGCTGAAGCAGGTGAGTTGATGGGTCGAAAATGGACATCGTCCGACCTCCTCAAGACCAATCGGATCAGGTCACTCGCGGAAAGGCGACGACATTGCAGTGGCTGCGGTCATGCCTACCTAGAAACTCAGGGGCGCATTCATAGGACCCTCTGTAAGGCCTGTAGGGCAGTAGCGCACGAAGCCAATCAGCATCGAGCATGCGAGGACTGCGGAACCGGCTTCAAGAGGCTCAAGTCCACCTGTGGTAGATACTGTGACAAATGCCGAGATGCACGCATGACTATTGTCGCGAGGTGGCAAGCACTCACTTAGTAACTGCCAATGCGCGTGCAGGGCGTGCAATACAGCCAAGGGGGCGAAAGACGCACCCCCGGTGGGGTCAAATGTAGGCATGTAAGTACGAAAATCATGGCCGCAGGCGCGCATATTTTGACACGAGTTTTAAGGGGTAGGGGCAATGGGTAAGCGAGGGCCGACGCCGGCCCCGACAAGCTTGAAGATGGAGAACGGCACGTATCAGGCGTACCGCGATGGAGGCGGTCTAGAGCCGCCGCCAGGAGCCCCCGTTGCCCCCGATTGGTTGAACGAAGACGAGGCGTTGGTGTGGCAATCGACAGTTGAATTACTGGGGAGAACGAAGGGACTGATTTCGCCATTCGATGCCAACGCGATTGCTCGCTACTGCGCCGACTGGGTGGAGTGGTTGGAGTGCCGGAACCTGATCGAGACGGAGGGCGCTGTCTGCATTGGAGAGAAGGGCGGTGCTTACCCGCATCCCGCCGTGAACATGAAAAACGCCGCTGACAAACGCATGGTGCAGTTTGAGGCGAAGTTCGGAATGACCGCCAGCGACCGCGCTGCGTTGAAATTGCCTGACAACAAGCCGACTGGAGTGAGAACCAGAGCCCGAGCATGATTGCGATCGCCAAGCCAGATCCTGTGACGAAGCGATGGATGCGAGACGCATCCGACGAACTCGCTGTGCGCAACGGTTGCTGGTTTGATGAGGAGCGCGGGCAGTTCGTTGTTGATTGGTTGTACGACTATCTGCGTCTTTATGAGGGCGAAGATGCCGGCAAACCGTTCGAGTGTAAAGACGATTGGCAGTACGAAACCACAATGCGTCTCTTCGGCTGGGTTCGCAAGTCGGAGGAATGGGGTCGCGACATTCGCCGGTTTCGCAAGGGAATCGTTTTCATTCCAAAGAAAAATAAGAAGAGCCCAACGCTGTCGGCTTGGTGTGTCTATACGGCGTTTGGCGATGGAGAGCCGGGCCAGAAGTGCTTTCCAACTGCGAAAGATGGGGCGCAGATTCGCGAGAACGTCGTCCGGCACATCCACGAGATGATTCTGCAAAGCCCCGAGTTGAAGGCGGACTGCAAGATCAATCGACAGACTGGGCAGGTGTTCCATATCCCCAGTCGTTCGCTGATTATGCCGCTGTCGTCCGACAATGTGCGAACCCAGAAGTCAAAGGAAGGCTTGAACGGCAGCGTGTTCGTCGACGAAGTTCACGTCGTTGACAAATCGCACATGCGGCGTATCAGCCGCGCTGGCATTAGCCGCCCAGAGCCATTGCAGGTGGAGGTTTCGACTAGCGGCGACGACATGGAATCATACGGCCGCTCGCGTTGGGATTACGCCGAAGGGCTGATCAACGGAACGCATCAAGACGACCAGACGTTCGCGATGATCTACGCGGCTCCGCAGGAACTGAGTCACGCAGATTTGGCTGCCGATCCCGTGAAGTACGGGAAAATGGCCAACCCGGCGTGGGGCCATACCATCAAGCAGAGCGAATACCTCGCCGACTACAACGAGTCGAAGGCATCAGCGTCGGCGCTGGCCGACTTTATGATGTACCGGCTTAATATCTGGCAGCACTCGTCTTCGCCGTGGCTGCCGATGGGTGATTGGGCGCAGTGCGCCAAAGAGTACACGGTTGAGGACTTTAGAGACGAAGCGGCGTATGGCGGACTCGACATGAGCCTGACCCGCGATATGACTGGTTTTACGCTCATTGTACCGCAGCTGCTGCCGGAAAAAAGCGGCAGCGACGAAGACGACTTTGAGTATTTCCAGTTCAACCTGCTTTGGATCACTGAAGCCGCCGCGAAGCGATGGGGCCACGTCGTCGACTATGCCAAGTTCTCCGCGGCCGGGCATCTGACAATCATCCCCGGCGGTCGTATCGACTTTACGCTAGTCGAGAATGACATCGTTGACTTGTGCAAGTCATTCCGCGTTGCCTCTGTTACGTTCGATCCGGTCTACGGCGCAAGGACGGCGGAGAACCTCGCTGAGCGATTGGGTTGCGAGCACGTCGAATTCAAGCAAAGCCTGATGGAATATGCCGAGCCGACGCAGATGTACGAGCGCCTGGTGCGGTCGCACGCTCTGAAGCATCGGAACAACACATGCCTCAATTGGCAGGCCAGCCACGTTCAGGTTACGCGGCCGGATCGCAGCGGCAACTATCGCGCGGTCAAGCCGCAGTCGACGGACAAGGCGGACTCACGCGAAGCCCATAAGTGTATTGATGGAATCATTGCGGGAATTATGGCGTTGCGTGAGGCGCGGAAGTTTGATGGCGGTGGCAGCATTTACGACACGCCGGGGGCGCTCTCTCTATGAACGGATTCGAGATTCAGTGCTTGCCTGGGGCGGGTTGCCCGGTCGTAAGCGGTCCGCAAGCGAGCGGATTGGCTCAGCCGGACGATTGGCTGTTTGAGGCGTTGACGTGGGGTCCGTCCGATAGTGGGGAGTGCGTCAATCCTGTGACTGCGCTATCGCACGGCCCGGTGTGGCAGGCAATTAACGTGTTGGGCGGCGACGTGGGGCAGCTGCCGTTGCACAAAATGCGGTGGTCGACTCGCGGTGACAAAACGATTCAGGAGCGGGACGAGGATCATCCGCTGGATTGGTTGCTGTGCTACCAGCCGAATCTTTTTCAGACGCCTTCTGTCTGGAAGGAAACGATGATGAGCTGGGCGCTGGGATGGGGAAATGGCATTAGCGCCCTGATGCGAGACGCCCGCGGTGAGCGATGGTTTCTGCCGCTGTTGCCAGATCGCACCAGCTACGCGGCGGACGATGAATACGGCTATCTCATACTCAGTGAAGTCAACGGCCGGCGTGTAGCGTTGTCTCCGGAAGAAGTGTTTCATATTCGCGGACTCACCTCGAATGGGTTCTGGGGGCTGTCGGCAGTAAGCATGTGCAAGAATCGAATTGCTCACGGCATGGCAATGCTGAAGCATGGGAATTCGACGTTCCGCAACGGGTGTCGGCCGTCTGGCGTCTTGGAGCATCCGTCAAAGCTGTCTCCTGAGGCAAGAGACAATCTACGTACAGAATGGCGGCGCATACATGGTGGGGCTGCCAACACTGGCGAAGTGGCGATTCTGTGGGAGGGGATGAAATACAACACGCTCTCGATGAGCAATGAGGACGCTCAGTGGCTGGAGGGCATGGATCTCGACCGCGAGTTCGTTGCAGGACTCTTCAACCTCCCGCCATACAAACTGGGTGCCATGAAGAACTCGGCGGTTCGGGCGAACTTGGAAGAGCAGAACAAGGACTATTTGAACGCATCACTCGGCCGGTGGCTAAATCGATTCGTTGAAGAGTGCGAACGCAAGCTACTGTCGATGCGGGAGCGGCGCAGTAAAGAGCATTCGTTCATGTGGCGCACTGAGGCGTTCTTGCAGGGGAATACGTCGCAATTGATGGAGGCGATCAGCAAGGGAGTGTCGAGCGAAGTGTTGACTCGCAATGAAGGCCGCGAGCGTCTGGGCCTCAACCCAATTGACGACCCGAAGGCCGATGCCTTGCAGAATCCCAACACCGGATCTGCTAAGCAGGCAAGCGACGGCCCTGCACCGCCATCGACCGACGACGCCATGAACGAGCCGGAAAAGAAACCAGACGAAGCTGCCATGGCGCTGGCCAGGTCGCTGGTGCGAAGCCAAGTAGCGTCGATGCTTGAGGTGGAAGCCAACCGCATCGAACGGGCTGCGAAGACTGCGAACAATTTCGTGCGTTCTGCCGGCGATTTCTACGAGAATTACACCGACCTAGCCAACAAATACCTTCAAATCCCTGCAGAAATCGCTAAAAATTCGGGCTTTTCGCAGGCAGATTGGAGGCTTGCAGCGGAGTTGCATTCGCAGGATTCGTGGAATCGATTGCTCACGTTGACCGAATTGGTGAACCGGGACGGGCTTGCTGAGGCGGCAACGCAGTTTGCGTCTGGTGTCAGAACTGAAACCGAGCGGCTGACGGCCGCGGTGCTAGGAGGAGAGACGAATGCCTAACGAAATATGGATTTATGATGTCATCGGCGCCGGCTTCTGGGCGGATGGCGTTACCGCCAAGTATGTCCGCGACGAACTGGCGAAGTACAAGCCTGAAGATCGGATCACAGCCCGCATTAACTCACCCGGCGGCGACGCCTTTGAGGGCGTGGCAATCCTGACGATGCTCCAGCAACACCCTGGCGGCGTTGACGTACAAATTGACGGCGTGGCGGCGTCTGCTGCGTCCCTCATCGCAACGGCGGGCGAGAACGTCACGATCGCTGACGGCGCGATGCTGATGATTCACCGCGCCTGGCTGTGTGCTTGCGGCAACGAAGAGGATTTGCAGCGCGCCGTGCAATTGCTCACGAAGCTGGACGGCAAGCTAGTCGACGCCTACGTTCAGAAGAGTGGCCGCAAGCGAGAGGAAGTCGTTGAGAAACTGAATGCCGAAACGTGGTTCACTTCAGATGAGGCGATCGATTTCGGGTTGTGCAACGGAAAAATCGACGTGCCGACGAAGGCGTTTGCGATTCCGAAGGAGTTTGCATACAAGCACGCCCCAACGGATCGCATTGCAGCGAGCGGGCCGTTCCAAATGCCGCAAGACAACCGAAGTCCAGCCAGCATCGCCGCCATGCGTCGGCGGATTGACTTGGCGAAAGCGAGGGCGTCAGCGTAGGAAGCCTCTATTTCCTTTTCGGACGCAATTCAAAGCCAAGGTACGCCGCCAACCGAGCGGCGGTGGACAGTTTCATATCAGCACCTGCGAGAAACCTCGTGATCGTCGGTTGGGGAACGCCTGTAGCGCGAGAGATTGCATTTGCAGACTCTCCACTGCGGTTAATCGCGTCTCTCAGGGTGTCGGCCAGTTCCTTGCTCATAGGGAGAGTATAGCTCACGCTTTTGCGAAGACTATACGTTGGCGTATTGCCTTTGATTATACGCTCGCGTATAACTCTGTTGTCGCCTGCAAGCGTCTCGAATCACTCTCGCCCTTCTGGTGCAGTGTTTTCTATCGCTTGCAGGCTGGATTGCCTGTGCCAGAAGGGTGTTCCTTTTGGATTGGTAAGGCATGACGAGTCCGGGCGAGGTTCGGCCGGGCGCGGTCAGGCTTGCTACGGTAAGGCATGGCTGGTCAAGCCAAGGGTGCCAAGGCACAACAAACAACGGAGAGTGAAATGAGCTATTCAGTCAATTTCGAGCTTACTGGAGAAATGCCGCTGCTGATGCACTGGGACAACATTGAAGGCGGCGACATTTTGAAAGAGTGGCGGCAAGATCCACAGAACAAGAATCAGTCGGTTCCCGGTGACGATCGCTCCCCAGCGTGGACGTGGCAGACGTACCTCTACAACGACGGCGAATACGTGACCATCCCGCAGGACAATCTGATGTCGGCGCTCATGTCCGGCGGCACGCAGGTCATCCTTAAGCGGCAGAAGACGTACAAGGAGCTTTCGCAGTCTGCCATTCTCATTGCCACTGAGCATTTGCGATTTGAGTACGGCAATGGACAGCAACTGTCGCTCGCGCAGGTCGAGAAGATTAAAGACCTGCCGTTTGCGAAGCAGGCAGAAGCGTGCGAAAAGCTCGGCTTCCGACTGTTCTGCAAGCGAGCAAAGATCGGCAATTCCAAGCATGTGCGCGTTCGCCCGCG